TTTTTTGTTTTATTTTTACCGCCTCTACTAATCAACTGTGTAAATTCCCGAGGTGTAAGTTCTCTCAATAATGATTCTGAATCTCTAACCAAACTTTCAGACATCATAGGTACTATAATAAATGCAAATTTCAATTCAGGAGATAACCCAATCGATATAATTTCACTCAATAAATCGGAAAACCCAATTGAATCTGCTATTCCAAGAGAAATGGTAATACCCGAATCAATGATCAATTTATTCATATCAAACCCGAAAAATTTCAATCCATGTGTAACACTTTTTTGTATATATTCCGGATTCGTATTGGTTGCTTTCAATAAATTATCTATTTTTTTGAATATAGCAACACAAGATTTACTTACAATACTATTTCCAGTTCTAGATTTTACAATATCTAAAAATATATTTATGAATTTCAAATAATACATGATATGTTTCACATTTCTCAAAAAATTTACCAATTCTTGATCATATAATTCAATTTCTGTTTTTTGTATTGTAGATAATTGTAATTCATCTATTTGCAATTCATCTATCTGCAATTCTTTTTTTTCTTTGTAATAATTGGGATTCTGTCCTACTATTTTTGGTAGTGGTTGTCGCGACGGTTCTCTATAACTTTGATTATTGTAGGAATCAGTATAATAATTTGTTATAACAAGTAATGCAAAAAATACTATGTAATATAATGATTTTTTTCCGCCTTTTTGCAATGTATTTGTCATATTATCGCGTTCTTCCAAAATCAAAAAAACAAGAATAATATTTTTCCGTTGTTGAACATCATTTTTTTGCCATAATATTTTTATTACGTCATATAACAATTGATTGAATAAACGGTCGACTTCGTTCATCTTCATATTTCCAAATTCATAAGTTACTGTTTGTACTGGTTCTCCAAATTCTTTTTGTAAGGTAGACAATGATGCATCATTATCATCCATTTATATTATAGTATATACATATACATTGCTATCTTTGTGCCAAGACATTGGTATTTGACGCGTGTCAAAAAGTCCAAATCCACCGACTTCTTCATTGATTTTATTCGAACATGTGACGATAGTACCAACAGGTAATTCTTGTTTCAGTTTTTCGAATATTTTATTTGTAGAGGATTGTTCAAAACACAAATTGGAGAACCAAATGAATATTGTCGAATTTTGATAGGGAGTCAAATCGACATCGAATATATTCGAATTTATGAATTCGACCTTGTCTGCAAAATCGGATTTCAACTGTCGTTTCAAATACATGGCGTCTATGTGTCTGCTTTCGACCAATTCGACGCCTAAAACACGCGAAATTTGGGGTTTTGACGCCATATACATGCACAATTTGCCGCGACCCGAACCAATATCGATGAATGTGTCTATTGGCCGAATTTGAGAGACATATGCGTATAATTTATCGATACCTTCGTATTCCATTTCGCCGTATGTGATTGTGTGTTGTATATATTTTTCTTGGTTTTTGTCGCGGGTTGGTTGGTCGTCGTGCATACACGACGGATAATATTTGCGTGTTAGTTGTCTTATAAATGACTTTTGACCCAGTCCTTTTGTCCTGCGGCGCCTAGCAGTTCTCCCGTTTTTGTACATTATATATTCATACAATATATAATGAGTGAAGATTCTTCCGCAAATGTGGTGATGGATACATCAAACACAGCAGTGTACAATCACAATGGCGAAAATTGGGACGAGACAAATTTAGAAACCTTGTCTGAATGGGTGCAAATAGGTTCTCTTCAAATCGAGACGTTGGACTTGGCAATCAAAAAATACCGCGCAATCATCCGAAAAAACGTGCTCCTAGGGCTTGTATTATCCACCGCGTCTGGTTCAATTAGTATCACGCAATTGTCGGCAACACAACAACAATTCATTCTGAACGTCTTTTTCACAGTGATGAGTTTTTCGATCGCGGTATTTACCGGTCTCATAAAAATCTATCAAGTCCAAGAGCGTTTGGAGGAATACATACAGTTGAAACAGGAGTGGATAGCATTTTGCGTTAATATTACTAGCGAAATACAATTGCCCATTAGTCAGCGGCGCGATGCGCTCCGCATTATCAAAGATAACAAGGGAAAATACCTGGATTTGCTGAAAATGGACGTGGATATTGAAAATGACATTAAAGAAAAAGCATTAGAGAACTTGTATGATGATACCAAATTGCAATATATGGAAGAACACGCGTCGTATTTGAAATTGCGGAATGAAGTGAACAACGGAATATATGACGAGACTGCGTCGGCAGTGCCAACAGAAATACATGATTTGGTTGTTGGTAGTGATTGCGGATGTTGTACATATTGGAACGATTATTTCAATGGAATATGCAAGAAAAAATTCGATGGACGGAAAACGTCACTTTCCAATATATTGCTTACGATTATGATGGAAGAGGAGAAAACGGAGCGGGACAAGAGAGTGGCGAAATTGATGAAAATAAAAACGGAGAAGCATCGTGAATCATGCGACAAAGAAACATTTATTGTTGGTAATGTTCCGGCAGATTCAGGAGATATTATGGTTGATATAACGGCGGAAAGACGCGATAGTGGTTTGGAGCAGCAACATTTTCACTTGTCGGATCCGGTTGTCAATTTGAATGTATGAGTTAATGTCTGCGATGTTGATGAATTTGTTTTATAAAAAATTAAAAAATTGATTAATAAAAAAGTTGAAATTGAATACTCAAACAAGTAACTATTACAGATGAGTGAATTAAACGACGCAACACAAGAAACGCAATTAAAAATCATCAATAAGGGGACCGGTGCTGGCGGTGCGAATACGAATTATCATGGAAAAAAGTTTGAAGAAAAGACTAATAATCAAGAGAGATTATTAGAAATGGGATACACTAAACACAGTTTTACCCAAAAACCCAAGAAGGTATATGACTATTATTTATCAAAAACATTTGAAGATAAAACAATCGTGTTTGCATTACACTATGGTCTGAAAACGTATATGAAACAAAAATACAATATTGATATGTTTAGATGTCCCGATGAGGCATTTATAATAGAATATAGGAGCGGTAGAAAAGTAATCAAAATATTAGAAAAGAAAGAACAGAATGTCGAGGGTTCAGTAGAAACCAAATTATGGGCGGGACCTTCGCTCAAAAGAGAGTATGAATTAGTTTTGGGTGCAGAGTTTGAAGTGTTTTATGGATTTTGCGTAAGCGTATTTTTGAAAAACAAACTTATTTCAAACGAAAGAAAATATTCAATATTGAAAACAATATTTAATGAAAGTAATATTGACGTTTTATTTGGCGATGATGAAAATTATTTTGAAACATTTGATACATGGTTCAATAATTCTTTATAACAACTTCTTTTGCCTTTGATTCTGGATTTTTGGAATTGATTGACCTTTTACATAAAATTGATAATGTGCTATATTTTTCATCTGCAAAGTTTTCACGTATTAATCTCACATCAGCATTACTTAACATTATTTTTTTATTTGTATCGGTTAAAATATGTATTAATTTAAATAAATTGGTATGGTTTTCTATGTTAAACCCATTTTCAGTATATCCTACAAATGAAGTATCTGTTTCGGGAGCATATGGAGGGTCAAGATATACAAAATCATTCGGTTCTACAATTGTTAATGATGTATTAAAATCACAGCATTCAAATAGTACATCTTGAATCAAATTATGTATTTCTTCTAAATGTTCTTTGTTTATAATTTCTGGATTGTTGTAGTGTCCGTATGGAACATTAAATCCTTTTGGACCAACCCTGAATACACCTCTAAAACAAGTTTTATTTAAGAATATAAACATAGCAGAACCTAATATACTTTTTTTATCGGTTAAGCATAATTTATTATATTCACTTCTTATCCAATAATAGTAATTTTCTTTTGCGATTTTTGCTTCTGCTATATTGGTGGGTGTTCTATTTATTTCTCCATTTCCACATTCGTTGAAATCCGTAATAATAGTTTGCAGTATATCATATAATTCATTATGGCGTGTTTGAATGTTTTTGTAGATATGAATTAATGGTTCATTCAAATCATACGCATATATGTTACCTTGTATCTTTATAATCCCACTTTTTACATAAGATAATAAAGTTAATAAAACACTACCTCCTCCTAAAAATGCTTCACGATAATTATTCATTTCAACTGGAAAATCCGTAATAAGTTTATCTATTATTTGGGTTTTTCCGCCAACCCACTTTAAAATCGGTTTGGGTATATGTATTTTTTTTGTAGGGACATCTTTAACGAGTTTATTATCATAAACAATTTCAATATTGTCAATGATGTCGCTTGGTGAAGTTTTTTTGATTTCAATTAATTTTTCTTTGACAGCATTGTCTATCATTTCTTTTATTTTACTTTCAACCACACACGGATTTTTTTTATTAGTATGTGTTGTATAGTGAGATTTTTGGTTAAACTCTTTTCCACACTTTTCGCAATTGTATTTACCCATTTTTAGTTATATATGTAACATAATATAATATTTTTAAATCAATTTTTTAATATACCCAAAAATACCTAAATATAGTTATTTGTAATAAATTTACATTTTCTTTATATGAAAATGAAAAGTATAATACCAACAGGAAATATTTATTCTGTTGGTACTCTGAACCAAATAAATATAAATAATAAATTATAAATAATAAATAACATAATAATACAATGGATGATCCAGAATACCCAGAATATTACATATATACCGACGGTGCATGTTCCAATAATGGCATGCACAATGCAAGCGCAGGAATAGGCGTTTTTTTCGGAATCGACGACCCTAGGAATGTATCCCGGAAAATAGAAGGAAAACAGACCAATAATACCGCTGAATTGAGCGCGATTGTTGAAGCATATTCCATCGTCGAATCCGATATTTTGCAAGGAAAACACATCGCAATTGTGTCTGATTTGCAATATGCGATATGGTGTTGTACTAGATACGGTGAAAAATGTAGTAAAACTGCGTATAAAAAAAAAGACGGAAAATATATATTGAACCATGAATTGGTAAAAACTGCATACGAATTGTACCAAGATAAGCCAAATGTTCAATTTATACATGTAAAAGCACATACTGGCAAAGACGATATTCATTCTATTGGCAATGACGGGGCAGATAAATTGGCGAATTTGGCGATAGGCTTGCAAGAATGTCCTTATACGACGGCAAAAGTATGGCCAAAAGTATGGCTCAATGTCCCCTTTACAAAAAAAGATGAAGCCAAAAAGTTGGGCGCACTATGGGATGCAAAAAAAAAGAAATGGTACATATATAACGACAATACTACTAACAAAAATGAATTGATAGAAAGGTTCTCAAGTCACCAATTATGAATCTTCAAATTCATAAACGGCTTTCATCATTTCAATCAATTCATTTATGGATGTTTTCATTTCCTTGATTTCTTTTTTCATTTCCTTCATTTCATTTTCCAATGAAAATTCTTTGACATTTTCTTTTTTTGATTTTGAAAAATCGTTTTTGTTTTTTCGATTTTTATCAATTATATTTTGTATTTCTCCTATATTTTTGTTTACGATATGCGAAATTTCTTCAATAGACATGTCTTTACTATGCAAATTATTTACTATGTATCTGATTCTTGACGTAATTCCACCCACGGTTCTCGCATGATTCGCAGCTATCATTTCAATACTTGTATCTTTCCCCAATTCCTCCAATAATGCCCCCTCCTCTTCTTCGCTCCAATATTTCCCCAAATTTGGAGGATATTCCTTACAAGGGTTCATCATCTTTACCATTCGCAACATTCTACTATCACTATCGAATGCTTCCATAGGGTTGGATTAATAATATATATAATTGAAAATAATACTATATTATTTTCAACCAAAGTCAATATTGTTCTGTTGGTACTCTTTACATAAACACTCGCAAAATATTATTGGTCAATGTATCTCCAAACAAATAGAGAACCAGGAAAAACACAAGAGCATGTGTTGCAACAACGACATATTTCGTGCCCTTTGGCGGAAGTCTCAACAAAACTCCAGGCGATAAAACGAAAAACAAAATGGCGCAAATAAAGAGAAAAACAATATTCATTGTATATTATTTACCTGGATTTTATTGATAGATAAATGGGAAGTAAAAAACCCTCAAAAAAATTATGCCAATACTCTAAATGAATATTATTGAACAAAAACGTCAAAATATATTGAAAGACAGTTCAACTTCCACAAGTCAGCGCGAATTATTGGACATATTGGAGAACCTTTTACCAACAGTAGACAATCTCGTTTTCAAAGAACCTCTCAATGGCGACCTCGATTTCGGCATCATTGCAGAATGCGGTTTCAATAATGTCACAAGCATTGTTTTCGAATCCGGTAATGTAACGAGCATTCGCAATTTACCCAAACAAATCACGCGCCTAGACATTGCGAATAATCTGTTGACACATTTAGAAGATTTACCCGAATCATTGATCGATTTGAACGCGGCTGGAAATGGATTGCAAAATTTGGATTTATCGGCATTGCCAAATTTGAGAACCGTCAATGTAGCGAATAATCAACTTGTAAGTATTGTATTGTCTCCCACTATTGAAACACTTTTGTGCGAAAATAACAAATTGATTGAATTGAATCTCGACGGAATGGACGTATTGAAAACCCTCAATTGCAATGGCAATCCTCTGCTTTCTATTACCAATTTCCAAGAAGACACGATCGAGAATTTCACGATGGAATCGAATCCTGCACTCGAAATCCGCAAGAAAATGGATGGACCAGAAAAACAATCTAGACCAAACGTCGAATTCAAACAAGCTATACGCAATTATTTTGAACTGAAAAACACATATGACGAGAATAAAAGGGAAAGAAAAACAAGAATCTATGAAAGAGAACGTTCGAAAAAAACGTCGAAAAAACAAATACGCGAATTATTGGAAAGTACCAAAATGCCGTGTGTTTATTGTGATAGGCCAGTAAATACAGTATTTACATGCAAAGACCGCACATATAAAGCAAAATGCGGCGACGACAAAAACCCGTGTAATCTTAATATTGAAATTTACGCTGACTACTACAAAGATATCAAACAGATGTTACTGTTTTTCAGAAATACGATGCAAGAAAGTCGCGAAGAAATAATCAAAATAAAAATGGATAGTTTGCTCAATTATTATAAAACGGAAGAAAAGGCGGTGAAAGTATTCAAGAAAAACATTGAAGAATATAACGAAATGTCGGATTATTTCAAATCGTTGGAAAAAGATTACAATGACCTTTTTTTCAACGAACAAACGAGCGAAAAAATAAAAAGCAAATCCATCAAAATATTCAATTTACAAGAAATCATGCGCAAAATGATCGAAGATTACAAGAGAACTAGTGTAGAAGTTGGTGCAGGTTCTCAAAAAACGATTTCAGACATCATGCTTTTTTATATGCAGGAATTATTACCTGAATACAAGAATTTGGATCAACTCAAATATCCATTCAAAGAAATCGAAGTATCAGGAACCGAAAATAAACCGATCAAAGTTTTGATACAAAAATCGCTGGATTTTAACCGTATTGATTACTCACTTGCATATGGAAATGAAGAACCTAGGGTTATTGCCTACACAGTATAATATTATCTGTTGGTACTTTTATAAAATGATAGCAAAAAATGTTATTTTATACTATGATTTTTCAAAGTATAAACGACCTACAAAGTATAAACGACCGAATCATAAACGAAGTTAGTTCTTAATTGCACTCATTATAACTATTTAATCCATCCCATGATATATTATTTTCTTCTATCCAATCTTTTATTTTACAAATGCTTGAACCCCCACCATCATACTGGGACCATAGAGGACTATTGAAATTGATTTCATTTCTTTTAATAACATTCAGCATTAATTTATCCTGTTCTTCAACGGTATTTCTTGCCATGCTGTAATAAGCAAATGGTGGAATATCATATTTAGGTGGTTTATCATTGTAAGCATAAACTGTGTATCCATTTTCTTTGTATGGTATTCCTTTATTATCATCATTATTTGTAAGTGTTGAAGTTTCAGCTCTCTTTCCATAATTGTATATGTATATTGGAGTGCCTTTTCCATCATTTGCTAAATTTCCTAAATTTGCGTTTGATATGTCTTTAGAAGGAATAATGCAATTGCCTGTCTCTGGATTAACTTTCCAGTAATCAGGACAATTTGTAAATGAACGTGGAAAAGATTTATCAGGAGGTTTTAAATTGAAAAATACAACAATGAGAGAAACCACTAAAATAACAAGTGCAACTATTATTACTAAAATTTCAAAATTCATTTATATATTATTACATAATGTATATTTTCAATAATATTTTTGCATTTTCATATTTTTATTTTTGATTGATGAAATATATTTTGTATTTTTGATGGGTGGTGCAATATGTGTAGTGCAGAGAATTTTATTATTATGTACATACTACATTTGAATTACTTATTCCGTCCCATGAAATATTGCGTCTATCAATTGACCTTTTGTTTTCACACACATCTTTTTTTGGTGTGAGAGAATAAATATATGAACCATTAATAGGATTACCAATATTTATATTATTAATTGAACTACATGTACCATCTGTTGCATTATACCTCCAATAATCAGGACAACTACTATATGATGCAGGAAATTTTGCTGTAGAATTTGCATTAGTGACAATCAATCCGATTGCAGTAAGAGATAATATTAATAATACAACGGCAATTATAATAACAATTGTGTAAAAATCCATATACATTATTAGTAGATTATAAACATCCTAATTTTCTTTATCAAAAAGATTTTTTCGGTAATATTTATTGTGGATGAGGTATTTTAGATTCTTCTTCAGTTGGTGGAACACATTTTGTATCAGCAGCCTGTACATTAATCTCGATTTTAGGTGTAGGTGTAGGTTTTGCAAATATTCCAGTATCTTCAAATACATAATATAATTTAACTGCACTATCATAGACACAATTTGTTAAAATAAACCCGAATAAAATGTAAAGACCCACTATTAAAAACAAATAAGCATAAATACTAAAAGTAGTAATATCCATTTTTTTCAAAGTATCCTTTACAGAACTTGGTAATTGTAATTTTATTTCAGATAAAGAAGCTCCTAAATCTTGCGATTGTTCTGAATTTTTATTTAAATTTGGTAGTACTGAATTTGATACTACATTATTTGGTGGTGCTACTTGAGTGTTGAGCACTTTTGATATTGATTCATTCATATTTTGTGGTATTACTCCATTAAATAATTCTTTTGCTTTTGCACTTGCACTATCGAATGATTTAGAATCTATTTTTGAGAATGATTCTTTTGCAGCATTTTTTAATGATTCAACACCCGTATTTGATAATGATTCTTTTGCAACATTTTTTAATGATTCAACATCTACTGTATCTGGTAATAATTTTGCAGCATCTATTGATGTAGAAGCTATATTTCCTATATTTTTTGATAATAATGATTTAACATCTGGTACTTTTACTTTTGATGAGAGTGATTTTAATGAATTCATTAAATTAGACATTTACCGATTATTTATAAATTAATTTTATATTATTATAATAAACTATGAATTATTCGTCTTCAACAACATTTTTGACATCTGATTTAAAAACATATGACAATGGAAGAGGACGATACAACGGTCAAGTAGATATCATTAGTCAACCTGATCCAAATGCAGTTTTCAAAATGCAAGAACGTATTGCCATTCGCAATAAATCGACGAATTACGATTCTGCCCTTTCCGGAAATGATTTGGAGAAAAATATATTGTCTAAAACATTCTTTTCAGCTGCAAATATACAAATTTTGCAGAACGGATTACGTGCTGGTGTATTCAACATGTCTGGCGAAAAACAAATTGTCGTTCCGCCTCAAAATATCGACCATCTCAAAATCGTGATGCGCAGTACTTATCTGCAACATGCCCAGCATTTGCCCGATAAAATTCGCGAACAAATCGAGACATTGAATAAATACGTTCTTGATTATGCAGTACCAACAGTATATAATGAAGCGGTCGGTTATTTGCGATACTTGGAAGACAAGAGTACTTTAGTAGTTCCAATCGACCATCCTCTGCATACTGACCGTACATATAAACAATTGGAATTGAAACCGTGGTTTGGTATGCAAATAAAAGCGCCTATTCCGGATGGAGAAGAATAAAAGAATTAGTGCGAACAAATATATAAAAAAATTGTATAAATAAATATATTATTTATGCAATCAGAATACGAAACTGCGCCAAAGCCTCAAATGCCCGATAATTTTCCGTCGATTTTGCACGATTTTTTGTCCGACTTGATCAATACGTTCCCTGAATACATCGATATTTTTCAACAATTGAATGTAAAAGGTTTTGAAGAAGGTATTTATAGTTATTGTTTAGGTATTTTTCCAGAACGTTTTTTCGACATTTTGTATCAAAACGAAGATATTTTTGATAGTGAATCGCTAGTGAACACCGAGTTTTTTCCAAACTTGGATTTCAAATTATTATTCAATGCTGTAGGTATTAGTGAAAATACGAAGCAAGCTATGTGGAAGTACTTACAGTTGATTTTGATTACCATAATGTCGGGTATCAAAGACAAGACTGGGTTCGGAGAAACGATGAATTTATTCGAAGGAATTGATGAAAATGAATTG